CATAGTTACCAACTGTAGCTGGAATAACAGCATTAACAACTTGAACATCATCTCTGGCTTTATTTACAGCAACATATTCAGTAGAAGTTTTTTCAATCTCATAACCCTGCACATATGCTTTACCTGCATCTAAACCAATAGCAAGTTTAGCATCATTAATTTTTTGTTCTTCTTCAGTTTCACCAACATTTGGAGAATAGATGCCACGATTATAATTTGGAATTTCTGTGTATTCCCATTCTACACCACCATTTGATTCACCATCATATTCAGAACCAGTTGTATGAATTGGTGTGATTGATGATGATTGTTCAGTATTTTTGGCAACATAAGTGTTACCTGCATTACTTACAATGTCTCCTTGTAGATAAACTCTTCCAGTAGCCCACTGCCCACGATTATTATTACGATATTCACGAACATCAATATCAAAATTCTTAACAGTATAATTACCAGATTCATCATAAGTACGACGAGCAAATTCTTGTTCTAAAACAGAATACTCAGTATTTCTTGCTGCTTTTCTAACATTACCTTTATTAGTTCTAATCAACTCAATAAAATCAGTATCTGAATCTTTATCAGTTACTGAAGAATACGTGTTAATATAAGCAAGAGTCAAAGTACCATTTGTTGCATCACCAGAAGTATGAGTCGGTGCAGATGACCCAGAAACACCAGCAACAATAACACGATAATAAAGAGTGTTGGATCTAATTAAATCTCCAACAGCATACTCACGAGTTTGTTGCCAAGTTTGGGCATCGGTATAATCTGGAATTGCTGTAAGAATTGCATCAATAGTGTAACGATGGGCTCCAGGAGCAGCATAGTTAAACGAATTTTGAGCATTATCAAATAAAGTAATATCTTCTTCAGCTGTAACGATTTCTTCATTACAAACAAGACCTATACGGTAAGTAGGAAGATTAGTATATTTGTCTAGAACAATGGTTTGTGGTGAGACAAGAACAAAATGTCCTTTAAGAAAATAAACACCCTGCTCAATAATAGCAAGAGATGATTTACCTGTAGCATTAGTCGCTGCAGCTTGTGTTGAATATACACCATCTATTGTTTGAATAACATCAGATTCGGCAAATTTTTTGGTTGTTGTATTAGAGTCAGAATTTTTATAACGAACATACAATGTAGATGGGTCACCATTTTCTGCAACAGTATAGTGTAAAACTTCAGCTTGAAGTCCAGTGCTATTTTTAATAGTTTTACCAGCAAAATTAGAAATGTTAGTATCAGTTAAAACACTGTTATAACTTTCTGTTAATTTAATATAACTAACTTTTGTATCAATACTCGAAGCACCAGGAATAACCATGGCACCTTCTTTAAATACATGAGTACCAAATTTTGTAATTTGATTCTGTAAAACAGTTTGTAACTGTGTTAATTCCCTAGCTTGAACAGCATAACTTGGGCGGAATAAAATACGATAAAACTTCTTAGTCTCGTCAAAGTCGTCATAGTAAGGTTCGGTATTGAAGTTAATTGTCATTCTTTAATCTTCTCTTAATAGTTGGTTCTTATTCTATTTATGTTAGAATCTAATAACTGTACGTAAAGTAACAGTCTCATCAGCAGAAGGAGTAAACCCTGCTTTGTTATCAATAAACATTAATTGTCCAGAGTATTTATCAATCGTTGGAGCACCTACTGAGGAAATCGAAAATGTATGGGCTCCACTTACAAAACTATCATTAATCTGAGGTGTATCGTTATCAAGCGATTGTAATAGTGCACCTGAGGTAGATACAGAGACTATACGATAATGTCGTAAAAAGGTTTCTCCATTAACAACTCGTTCAACTGTTACATCAGTATCTTTCGGGAAATTTGCGGTATTAATAGTTCCCTCTACGTTAAAACATGCAGAGCCAATAACACCTTGGAATCTTTGGTCAGTCCCATATATGTTCGGGTTTTTAATAATACCAAGTTGACGATAGTCATTATTTACAGCAAATCCCTGATTCAAGTCAGTTGATACGTTTGAGTAAAACATTAATGTTCTAGCAAAAAATTCATCTGGGGCATTTTTACCGTGTCCGCCATTTGGGCACATAATTGCTCTTGCGGTAGCTGCATGTCCATTGCCACTAATAACAACATCTGCAAAGGTATATCCTTCGCCTGGATCAGTTATAGTAATTTTACTAATTCTACCATTGGCACTATTAATTGTTGCGATTGCTTGTGCGCCAGTGCCATCTCCATTAATTTGAACAGTGGCAACACCATAACCATATCCACCAGAAACCACTTTAATTGCATTGATAGTTCCATCAGTTGCTAAAATTTCATTATTAGCTTGTAAAGATTGGATTGTACCTATATTAAGATCAGGTGCTAATGCAGCATCATCTCCGTCACCAGAAACTGTAATAGTTGCAGTTGAATATCCAACACCTGCATTTTCAACGATAACACCAACTATTTGCCCACCAGAAATAACTGGAAGTAATTTAGCCTCAGATTTAGAAGTTTTAAATGATGCTTGTGCATTTATGCCAGTTGCATCTGTTATAGTAACAGATGGTACAGAAGAATAACCAGCACCAAATCTACGAACAACTTCACCTGTAGCTGGATATCCAGAATATGTTAAAGTAGCTGGTGCACCAAGATATAATAATGCAGCAGTTCCATTTGTTACTGTTCCAGTAGTATGTGAAGGAATAGTTGATGCATGAGTTGTACCAGCAGTAGTAACTTTATATAATCTATTAGAAACATATACAGTGCTATTTAAAGTCACAGCTGTTGAATTTGCAAACGCTGGTGAATTAACTACAGCACCAGTAGTATGAACAGGTGCAACAGACCCGAGAATTCCTGCGCCAGTCACAGTGTATAATCTATTTGAAGAATAATACTGTTCTGTAACTAAAACTGCAGTTAAAGCAGACCATTCAGTTCCGAAGGAAACAGTCGGATCGCTAGTATAGTTATCTCCTTGATTATGTATAGTCACAAACTTAATCGAACTACCATTCATCTTACATATACCAATTGCACCTGATCCACCACCGCCAGTAAAATTAACTGGGGGAGGAGAATTGTATCCATTACCAGAGTTGGTTAAATTGATCTCTCGAACTGAACCAATTAAAGTTATTGCGCTAATAATTTTTCCAGTAGCAGTTCCTGTGCCTGAAGAACTTCCAGTGGTGGCAGCAGTGAAAGTGCTACCAACGCTATAAGTAACACCCGATGTTCCAGCAATAGTATTCCATTGAGTATTTGTTGTAGTACCAAGTGATGCAATGGTATAAGTATAACCCACAATAAATGATCCAGCTGTATAAGCAGTTGATGCACCAATTGTTACATTTGTTCGTGCACGTGTTCCAATATACTTTAAAGCTGCTGTATTGTTTTGAACAGTACCCAATCTATGAGTTGGTTCATTTACAGATAAAGTTCCTGGAGTAACAACTTCATAGTAATCTGATGTACTATTACGAATTTTTTGTCCTAAGAAAACAGTCGCTCCTCCAATAAATGAAGAAGAGTCAGCGATTGGCTCACTAATTGTGACTACTGGAGAAGAAGAATAATTTTCTCCAGTAGTTACCATATCAATTGAAGTTAAGAATACTTGATCTTCTTGGCGATATCCATCCCCAGTAACTGTCAAAGTTGCAGTTGTATAACCAGAACCTTTATTATTAATAACGATACTATCCATTGCACCATTAGAATAGAACTGATTAGTCAATGCTGAAATCACAGGCATTTGTTGATCTGATAGAAATTTATTACGGAGATTAATTGGAACATTATACATGTATTTCCAAACATATCCGTCTACAGTAGACATTGGAAAAGTAGAAGTGCCCAATGGTTTAACTGTTGAAGGTGAATTATTATTATTATCAAGACATTTATAGACGTTAAAGTCTTCTGTCATAACATAAAATACTGCATCTTCTAATTTTGTTGCACCAGAGTATGGTCTATTAATAACAGCTTGTAATATTGCACCAGATCCTGCACCACCAGTAACAGTTACTGTTGGTTGAGATGTATAACCAGTACCTCTTGATGTACCCGCATATCCAATATCTTCAATTGATATAATTTGACCTTCAGCTACTACTGGGTAAAATTTAGCACCAGTGCCACCACCTCCAGTAATTGTAATAGTTGGAAGAGTTGTATAACCAGAACCACCATTAATTACATTTAAACCAATAATTTCATTATGATATTCGTCATCATACATATCATATACATTACCTGAAGTCCAATTAACTCTGGGAATAACAAATGATACATCTGATGGACCAATGGCTTTCATCGTAATAATTTCATCACGAGTTTCACGTTCATATGCATATGAGTCAGTCGCAAATGGTGGATTTAAATCATCACTCCATTTTAGAGTTTTTCCGAGAAAGTAGTAATAGTTTGAAGACTTAGTTGCTACGTCTCGATAAACACCATCTGCCAATGACTTGTGCAGAATTGTTTTAATTAGAGAAGATGATGTCGCCATTTACGAACCTTAAACTTAAATTTAAAATTAGCTTACTGTAACAACCCAAGTGACAGCAATAGTGTCACCAGCTTGTTTATTAACAACTGGGAAAGTAGTACGACAAAGCATAACACCTGCAGTAGAAGCATTAAAAATACCTGCTTCAGTAATAGCACCATCGCCAGTACCAGCTGGGAAAGTTGCGGTGTAAGTAATAGTATTTGTAGAAACTACTGAACCTGATAGTGAAACACGACCAGTTTGAGTTCCAAGAGCAGTATCACCTGCAGCTGGAGTTCCATTGCCAGTACCGATAGCCATATGAGTCATTGCAACTGGTACGTTAGTAGTTGCTGCAATTTTAGCTGCAATGTGGTTCTTACCTGATGTTACTACTAGGTTAGGTACTTGAAATTCTTTAACAACTTTGCCAGCTGCATTAGAATGTACAACTGTTACTAAACCAGTTGCTTTTAATGTTTCTTTATTTTCAATCATAGAGATCTCCTGTTGGTTAAATGGTGAAGGTGCTTGAAAGACCTACACTGTATTCTTCTGAATAATAATCTTGTCCTTGGTAAGAATTTGTCCAAATCTCACCATCTTCGTTATAAGCCCACGATGGGGTGTCTACCAGATATTTATCCATGGTATTAGCAATGATTTCAGAAATAACTGGTTCATCTGCAAGTGCTTTGCTGATATCATATGGTCCGATAACATCACTCATACCAGAGTATGAAGTACGTAAATCTTTCCCTATTTCAAATGGTGGAGAGGTATCCAACATTGAAACTGCTTCTGAGACACCACTAATTCCCTTAGTGAATAACATAGCATAAACATCTGATGGTTCAGGTGCGTCGTTCAATGCTTTAAAGAATTCAGTGGTTCTGTATTCTGACTGGTTAGGTAAGGATGTCGATAATCCTTTAGAAATAGTAAAATATGGTTCTGCAGCATTGGCATCAAAATTAGATTCCAAACCAATACCAAGAGATTTCACTAACGACTCTAAAGCAATACTTAAATCATAGTTATTCGTAATATTAAATTCACCGAACAATGCCATACCAGCTGGATGAAGCATTGTTTTAACTGCAGATTTATATGTCGCCAATCTTTCATCAATACGAATAACATATGAGAAAGGTTGAAAGTAACGACTATCAATGATACAAATAGAGTCATCTAAGAAACCATTATTAGTAGTAAAATATCCTGGATATTTTTGTAAAGCACCCAATGCAATAGAAATAATCGCTGGTTCATCAGCTGCAGTCTGAGCATTGCGATAGTTTAATGAGAATTCACGAATAATAGAACCACCATATGTACCATCGCACCAAGCACCGAAGACATTCATGGTTGCACCTGATACAACACTAATTGTTGGGGTCATTAATGTAATTTGAGTATTAGAATCAATACTTTTCACAAAACCAAGAATAGCTCCAGTGGAAGTTTTTAACTGATCTCCAATTGCAATAAATGGTTTAGCCGATGTAGATAACCAGTTTGTTCCAGAACCTGTAACAATAGGACTATTAAGTGTTGTAGAAACTGTTCCAGTTCTCGAGCCAGCCAAAGAAAAATAGTCAAATAAATCACCTAAGTTAATATAACCCTGTTCATTAAATCCTAGAGTTCTATCTGCAATTGTTTGTCTATGTACGATTGCTTGTATATCTTGATGTTCTGCATCTAAATCATATGTGTATAAATCACCAACTGTTCTAAAGTTTCTAAACTTATAAAGACCAGTATATGTACCGCTATAAGTAGTT